GCAGGGGTCAATCTCTTCTCCGGTGCCCAGTTGTTTCATGCTGGTCCACGAATCCAACCAATTGGCGAACGGAACCCGGCTCCCAGGCACGAAATGCAGCCAGCCCTGAGGCATGTGCGGTCCTAGGGTCGGATGCGCCTCTGAAACCACCGAGGCACTATGTAGGCCAGTCGGCTGTATCGGGTCATCCTGCCCCCGCTGCAACAGGAACTCGCCGCGTGCCTGTGCTATTTCCATTAGATCCCGTAGGGTCATTTGTTCAGTGACACCTGTGGCACGGGCGGCGGCCAGACCCGTGCGGTCAAGCTCATCTTGCTGCCGTTGTGCCGCAGCCATTTCAAATGGGGTCAAATTAGCCTGCTTCATCGCGGCAGGCACATCGGCCTTTGGGATGTAGCGTTGCCCGTGTGTCGCCGCTAGTTTCGCCATTGCGCTTTGAGCATCTTGTTTGTACTGCTTGTATTGGGGCGTGAAAGCCTCACCGGACACATATTGTCCTAATGGCCCCGGTAGGAACGGCTTACTAGCCTCTCTCCATATATCGGCATACGGCTTGACAGCCTCTATGCCGACCTGACCCAACCCTTGCATAACTCCCTTTAAGCCCGCACGCTTGAAGTCCTGTCGCGCACTCCAGCCGTATCTATACGGTGGTGTAGGCGCTATTGGTGTATCCAGCGGTCTTCGCGGACGGAATTTGGCGTGCGGAGACACTGGTGTGTCTAGCGCGTAAGGGTTCCGTAGGGGCATATTAGTTACCTGTTGGTATACACACTGGCTGGGTATTCCCGTAACTGGGATACAGGCCCAGGATGGTTCACTGTCTGACTGAACGGTATATTTCTCACCAATGGATCAAAAGAGGGTGCGATATAGGGAGCGTAATACTGCTGCAACTGCTTCGGCGCTGCGCCCAAACCTCTCTGTGCCAAATACGGTAAGGAATCTCCGAAAAACTCTACTGGTCCTCCCCATCTATCTGTGGCGAAACCTGGGAACCTTGCCAACCGCTCATCGAATGAACCTGAACGGAAGTCACCCGATAGTTTTGGTAACGCATCCCCCCAAAAGTCAAAAGGAAGTGATTGTGCTAATAATTGGTTACGATAATCCCATAGATCCTTTTCGTAATCCTCCCGCGTGCTTCGATCTCTACCAAAATCGGTATGATGTGCATACTCATGAGCTAAAGTACGGGAACCATACGGCAATCCTGTATTCATTAGGTTCTGATAGAACGGAAGCAGCTCCCTTAATGAACCATCCCAGTGTTCCGTGACATGCAGAGGAAGTGGCTCACTTCGGTCAAGCGGCGTTGGATAGGTCGATAGCATTATTTGGTTTGCGCTGGGTTGGTAATAAGCCGAAGAACCAGATCTATCACGCGTAAAACCAGGTGGCGCTTCGGCAACATTTATGTCCCGCTCAGTTAATGGTATTTGAAAACCGTCAACCGTAGTACCTTTCCCTGCTTTCTCCCCACCCATCATCTCCGATAATGCTAGAGCCGTGTAATACGGCCTACCAGCGGCGGCCATTTGCGTTGCCCCAACGGGGTCTTTTACTTGGAACATCGGTTCCGAGGGTTCTGGATAACCGCCACTATCCCCATGTTCTCCGAGCACATACGTCTGCTCGGTTGGCGGTAACTGGAAGCCGTCGAATACGCCCGGAGAAAATGTCGGAGGTACGAATGCCGGAGGTGCGGTCGCCGGAGGCAACTGAAATCCGTCGAATGTGCCTGGAGTGGAGACGGGTGGTACGAACGCTGGTGAGGATGCAGGCTGCTGTACAGATGGACCGAATACCTCTTCTTGCATCCAGGACGGTACATTCGGTTTCGTTGGTGGTAACGTGAAACCGTCAAATAGTGCCATGGTTAAAAGTTAGCTAATAGATTAGCGAGATCCTGGTAATAACTGCCGGCCACGGTATTGGGATCGCGCTCGGTCCACTGGTCCAGCAATTGCTGTAAGGCGCCGACCAGACCACCCTGCGGTGGTTGCTGCTGCTGCTGCATTAATTGCTCCATGAGCCACGGCGGGGGCGCCCCGCCAGCGGGAGGCATCGGTCCTCCGGGGGGTCCTCCGGGGGGTCCTCCGGGACCCATTGGGCCTCCCATTGGGCCTCCCATTGGTCCTCCGGGACCCATCCGTCCTCCAGGTGGTCCCATGGGTGTAGGAGGCATCGGGCCTCCGTTGGGCATGTGTGCCATAGTATGCTCCTATAGCCCGTAGGCCATTTCTATTCGCCTGCCGACTGTGTGTCCGACTGGCTTAACTGCGTCGCGTTCTTGTGTGCTTTGCTGAGTAAGCAAATGGTCAGACGCACGCCATGCCCAGTATACCGCATCTAGCGTGTCATCATGAGCGGCCTTATCCCCAAAACGGAGCCATTCGTCCCTAAATGTCTTTAGAAAGGTGGTCTGGGCGTCACTCACCTTCACTCTGCCGAACTGGAAGTCGGGTAACATCTGGTTTATGCGTTCCGCTTTCCCCTTGATAGCCTTCCTTCCCAGGAGCGGTAAGCGCAGTCCATTCTCGCGCATACGCCGCATCAATGCCTGATAGAAGACCTCACCCCCCGCATTGGTTTCGAGCAAAATGCGCTGGGGCTTATCGTAGGCCGCCATCGTGAACAGGGCATTCTCGGCCTCGGCCTGGTTCACCCGACCGACGAAACCGTCCTCCACAACTAAGACGGGGCGGGTATCGACTATCTTGGCGATCGCGAAGTTGTCCCCTTTCCGAATCCGGGTCCCCACCATCGACTGCTGCGTTATGGCGAAGTCCACCCCATAAAAGCGGGCAAAATCCTGCTTGATCCATATCTGCGGGAAGTCCGTCAAATACTCCGCTTTGAGGATGTTACCCCTGGTGGCGTTGGCATTGGCGAGGTACACCAGCTGGAAGTCCACTTCACCCACTTCTGCCCTGCGCCGCTCCAGCCGTTCCAACGGCCATTGTTCCGGCCAGTAACTCTCGTTGTCCTCTATGGCCGGATGCACGAAGACCTGGTACATCTTCTCGCCTTCCCACTCCACTGAATCGAGGTATCCCACGATGTCCTTCGGGTTCCAGCGCGTCTGCACTATCACCGCATGGGCATCCTCCATACAGCGCGGGAGGAACGTATCCTTCACGAAATCGACCGTCTGAACACAGACAGTCTCACTATTCTTACTCTCCCGGTCATGCAGGTCATCCCCTATGGCTATGCCTGTCACGCGCCTTCCGTTCACACTGCTACTGCCGACACCGCCTGAAGCGAGGGTCGGGTCCTTCTTAGCAGCCGTGAGGAGCGCCCAGTCGCCTTCAGATACCGCGTTATCCTTGACCTCGTAGCCGTCGCGGGACCAGCCGCGGTCCTTAGCCGGGACCACGTTGGGGAAGACCATTTTAAACTTCTCGTTAAATTCGATGATATCCGCAACACGGCGGGCGATATTATTGGCGAGGTTCTCTCCGGCACTGCAAATAAGGTTAGTGGTCCAGGGTTTCTTCCCGATCCACCATGACAGCAGTACGATCGAGATGACTGTGGTCTTGGCACTCTCTGGCGGTGCCACAATGACGACACGGCGGTTATCCAGCACCTCTTCTATCCACTTCTTATGCGCTTCGGCAGGGTCAAGACCGAAAACGAGCTGGGCATAACGACAAACGCTCTCCACGGTATCTCCCCGCGCAGAGGCCGCCATCAACTGTTCTATTTGTTCTTCCGTGCTTAAAGAGGCTAAGTAGTCGAGGCCATTTTCCATGGCTAGTTCATGCTAATAACACTTAAACGCAGGTTCTCACATCGTTTGATGTGTTCCATACCCGCATTCATAATCTCCTCGCCAGGCAGGTCGCAATTAAACGGAGGCCAATACAATAAATTGAAACCAAGGGGTAGGTCGTCCTGTTTGCCTTCGTCCACTATCACGAAGTCGTCAGTATCGCTGTTTTGAGCTATGTAGTAAAGCACTTAGGTTTCACGTGGAACGTCTCTCTTCTGGTCTTATCTGCTTGTTATCTGATCTTATCTTATCTGTGTAACGTTTCGTTACAGGTTTCGTTACAGGTTCCTCAGTTAGTACCTGCGTCAACAGGATCTCAGCCTCACGCGCATCTATCTGCACCAGTACGTTATTACCACCTGAATCAGCCTGCTGATGGGTCCGGGGCAACATGTCTGCCGCCTGCCCCACAAGCCGTGCAGCCTGGGTAGAACCCCGCTTTTCAGGGTCTGCCGCCAATGACGCCTGATTACGCATTACCTCGCGCCACGCCTCTTCCGGTGTCTCTTTCTGCAAAGCCTCAACAAGACCCGCAGTAGCAGCATCCCTAGCTCGGTTCCACCTGTCCTCATTAGCCAGTGTGCCAGTACCTTCAGCACCACTGGTATACGGAGGACGCAGGTTAGCAAGACTGTTTGGATGCACGGGAGCATTATAGCATACCCAGAAAGCAGAAAATAGGGGGGACTTGGTTAGAGAAAATGCTGCAATTTTGTTGCGGCACTACGCGGGGGAGGAGAGGACAGAGATCGGTGGTGGTGGGGGGTGGGCGTCCAACTACAAACAGTGGATGGCGCTATGCGCCTGCCATTGGAACGCGCACACAGATTTCCCCCCGCCCCGCCCCCGCCCGCCCGCCCTACCCTACCCGCGCCCCGCCTATACGCAACGCCCCCGCCTATACGCAATCTGGTTGCACCATTGCGCAATCCCATACCGCCCACACTCCACGCCATACCGCGCTAACGCGTGCGCCGCCCACGTCACACTCGCGCGCGCACTATGCCGCTACCATGTGCGCGTGACGCATGGCCCTACAGCCGCTGATAATCCGCGATGCACTCCCCGACTGCGTGAAACTCCGCGTCGATTGCGCAGTTTCCTACTGCGTGCCGCACCGGTACATGCAGGGGTATCAGCAGTCACCCGCCATATATACACATTCCGTAGGGCAATCGTAGGCCTACACCTGTCAAATTCCTGTTAGACTTACTTCTAGCAGGGTATCGGACCACCGGCCAACTGGCCAACACATTCAAGGGGACAGGATATGAATAGGAAGGAACTACGCACAATCGCACAATCCGCAACAATGACTGACCATAGCAAACTTATAAACCACTTGCATGCTATGGAGACCCCCCTCTCATC